GAGGAAACTAAATAACTTAATGTGATGTTTATTAAATTTGTCATTTTTAAATCTCCGAACAATAGAAAACCCCTCAATACTACATCTTCGCCAAAAGATTCTAAAATTATCATGTAAATAAATTTAGATGTAGTATAAAGGGGTTATAAGTTTAAAATCTTTTTGGCATAGCAAATATACCAGAATTGGAACTATTGTGTCAAATTATATTTCACTCCTACGTCTTTTAAAATAGAAACTGCTTCATCCACATACCATTGATAATCTACATCTACTGGAAATACTTTAGGTAGTCTCATTAAAGGTCTACAATTATCGCTAGTCGGAACTAGATTACCAGACTTCGCGTATTGTAATGCTGTGTGTGTTGATAAACTGTGATAAAACCTAACGGTTTTACCTAGATAATTCCCATCTTTAACTGCACCACCTGTAACATTACGGACTGTTAGAAACTTGCGTATATCTTTGCACGATTCGATGTATTCGTCAACTGGTGTTCCGTCTAAAAGATACTTTGCAACAGCATCTGAACAAACCATATTCTGTGGATTCTTACTTAATGTTTCTTCACCATAAGCTCCTTTACGTTTTATTTTACCGTCAGTCTTGATTGCGTAGTAATTATTAACATCTCTACTGTGAGTAGACTTATAGTACGCATACTCCATCCCAAATCCAGTATCACGCTCCCATTGTGAAATAATAGATTTTACAGAATCTTCATTCCTGCGTAAGAAACGCAAAGTAGCTCCGTCAGTATTTACAGAGGTTATTTCAACACCTTCTTTCGATAAGCATTCTGCTAACATTAACAGCGATAATTGTCCTGTTACCGTAACTTGAATAAGTAATTTAGGTGCAAACAATAGCGAGTATTTTGAACCGAATTTCCCAAAACTTCCGTTTAAAAGTGTCTTATACATCGCATCGGTAGCTTTATCGCCGTTACGTTTTGCAATAACCCTTTTTTCCCTAGCTCCTTTGTACACTTTTAGAAATGTTCTACCTAGAATATCTGGTGACAACCCTTGATTTATAATAATGCTAGGGTAATAGCTGGTTACATCAGCGTCCATAATCATATACTCTGCATCTTCATAAACACTCACAGATTTTTCACTACTGTGCAAACCACCAATACCGCAACGGATTTTACAGTTATCTATATTAACAATGCTACCTTCCAGACAACCCGCGTCAATCACACCATCATACAATTTAAATTTTTCAGTTTTAATTGCTTCTAGCACTGTTTGTATTTCATAGGTGTTAAACGATATAAATGATGGAACATCGTAGGTTACATGGTCTATTGCAATGTCTTTAGGAGGATATATTTTTCTTTTTTCAACAGATTCAACCTCCACTTTAATAATTGCCTCAGCGACCTGTGGGTCACTTTTACTTCTAACGTCTATTCCAAACTGACGTGTGACCCCTTTACGCAACTCAACCTGTGGAATTAACTTTGCATACAAATAAGCAGTCGTTTCAACGTCATTTAGACAATATCTACGAACAATAGCTATCTGATTATCGTTCAAGTTAATACCTGGTTTAAAAGGTAAGTCCTGCAAGTTAGGTGTGTGTAATCTCGCGCCGTATAACTTTAACGAACCTTTCAATGGAGCAACTTCAATTAAGTCAATGTGGTCACAATCTAACTGCTTCACTTTGTACTGTTTAAGAATTTGATACGGACGTAAGTTATTTTCATCGTTAATCAATAATTCTGTTACATTCCACAAATCCTCAAACCTTGCGTTGTTCAATGCTACCGCTAACAAAGGTAAATCGAATTTAATCCCATTAAACGAAATCAACGTATGATTATCAATGAACCATCTGATACCTTGAACATCAAGTTCTTGTGTATCAGTTTTTTCAAAATACCAGCATCGCCCACTGCGAAATCCTAAGAACATGATTAAGAAGTAGTTACCGTATACCTCGATGTCAAATATCAATTCCTCCGACAGTGGCTGCGATAAATCATCAAAAAACTTATACTTATAATTCAACGATTCTTCTAAGTTAGGCAAGTAATCGTCATTCTCCCACACTCGCTCTGGTGGTTGTGTTTTACCTTTCTTCTTAGGTTTAACTTCGCTAAGACCGCCCAATAAATCAAACTGTAACGCAACTTGCTTAGTCACACCAAAGTAATTATCGATACTAACCTGTGCTGATTCTGTGAAGTTATCTTTAAGTGATTCGTATTCTTCTTGTGATATGCGTGATACAAACGATTCTTCCGAATCCAACATATCTATTACTTCTTCATGTGGTATGTTCGCGTAACTCGCTAAGTCGATACTTGAAATATATTTAGCCATTGTAAAACTCCTAGACAATAAAAAACCTAGTTATCTTAACCGATAACTAGGTTATATAGCAATCATAATTTTAAACCTATTTATGGAAGATTTCGCTAATCAACCATGCTAATACCGCGCCCATAGAACCAAATCCACCATATACAATTTTCTCCAAGCTAGATATAGCTGAATCTTGTTTAGCATCTGCTTTAGCGTGTTCACTAGCTATCGTTTCTAACGCTTTAATATCTTTAGCGAATCTATCAAACGAAGTCCTATTCTCACAGAAAATCTCGCTAGTGCGTTTATCACGTTCTTCACTACGAATCATAATCGCTTGCATAGCAGATGTGAATTCTTGAAACTGTGTTGATAACTTGTTCAAATCAGTCCTAATCTCAGAATCGATAGACTTTAATGTTCCTTTTATTTCAGTTAAATCCACTTTAACTTCAGAAATATCGCGCTCTGCTGTTTCTAATCTTCGACGCTCGATACACTGCGTTGTTACATCTATCTTTTGAGTTTCAACTGACATTATTTTAACTTCCCTGTTCGTAAAATTCTAGCAACATCTTTAGCTCGATTAGGAGTTTGTTGCGCCCATTTTGATTTTAACATCTGTAAAGATGCTTCATTATATTTTCCTTCTTTGATAAGACCAAGTGTTGTTTTAAACCCTAACACACCTGCAATACCCATCTGGAAACCCATGTTAATTAAGACAAACTGTGTGTTTGAATCTAAATCATCAAACCATATTAAGTTCTTTTGCAAACCGTCTTCAATTTGATTACAAACTAATTTTGCGTGTAAAACCGCTTTTTCGTGAGTCACCCCCACATCATAAAACGATTTAATTTCTAAAGGTGATAATTTTAACGGATTTTTGTTTATATTATACCCGATTCCTATCGTATCAAATCCTGCGGTACATTTATAAACTTTACTCTTATATCCTTCGTGTTCTTCTAATTTAGTTATTTGCTGACTATTAACTGGCATTGTTCATATCTCCATCTATTTAAAGTGCCTGTCAAGTAGTATATCACACTTGACAGGCTTTGTCTATCTACATTTTATCGTCGTATAACAATCCGATGATGCTATCAATCATATCGTTATGTTCTGCTTTAAGACGTTGTAATTCGTCTAAAAGAAACTCGTTTTCCTCAAATAAATCAGCAATGGTACGTTCAGCAAGTTCTTCTTTCAAATCTGAGTTTTCACTTCTCAATTCATCAATTTCTTCTTCGAGCGCTGAAATATAATCGCACTCTGGACACCATTCATCTTCTTCAACTTCAACTTCAACAGCATCTTCAGCTTGATTATTCATCATTACTTCAAACATTACACGTTTTACTACTTCATTTAACAAATCTTGGTTCAATTGGTTCATAATTATTACACCGTTCATTTTTATTTAATAAAAATAGCGAACTGTATCTGGCTTGTACACCGTTCCAATTCGCTACCGACTTCTTACATCTACTGCTTAACTCGCACTTATGCGTGCAAATCATTTTCATCTTGGTAAAACTTTTCAAGTTCAATTATTTTTTGCATTTGCACTGCAAAGTAGAGTAAATATGATTTCATCTCACCAAACAACTGTTCTTCTTTATGTTCATCGCTAATTGCTTGAATTCGAGTTGCATAATTCAACGCATCTAACAATTCTTCTTGCAAGTGAACACACCACTCTAATTCAGACAAATCGGTACGTTCTAATGTGACACCATACTTTGCTTCACCTGCTCTAGCTCGTGATTTTACATTTAATACAATAGCTTGTTTTAAAGGTAAATCGATATTCAACTGCTCAAATTCATTACATACACTATCTTCAATCGCACTCATGCGTGACCACCTCTATCATCATCAAAAATTAAAATTAGTAACCACAAAGTTAAAGCTAGTGATATACCCTGAGTGAGTATTGTAATCATTTCATCTTGCCATAGCAACATTTTTTCGTACCTTCTTTTTATGTTTAAATTTAGCGTCACTGGTGAAACAAGCAACAGGTTTCTTTTTCGTGTACAACTGTGATGCAATAACTTGACATTCTGAGTGTGTTTTAAACACGGTGGTATAATCTGGAACAATTACACCTGATACTAGCGAAAATAATAACCATGTCATCTTTCAATAACCTCCCATTGTTTAGCTTTCCACCTAACTTCTTGAAATATGAAGTTCTCAATCTTACCTTCATCAATTGCTTTCAGCAATAACTTCGCTTTCAGTTTAAATTCAGGCGTGCTATCACCACCCTTCACGTCCACTACAATTTTCCTACCGTCAATTGTAGTGAACTCAAAGTCGGCTTTATATACAATATCTCGAATCTTAACACCATTTCTACGAAAACCTTCCATCAATGTGAATGTTGGTTGAAGGGTTAAATCTTTGATTCTACCTTCTAATTCAAGTTCTTTTAGGTAAGTGTAGTATTTGCTTTCAATTTTAGAATCGAACTTGTGACCGTCTACTTCAGTCTTGATTGCACCATACTTACTGCCACCTGCTTTGCGTTTAAACATTTTCAACTCCTATTGAACTTAATTTTAACATCACCATGCAACACATCTGTGATTACTTCGTTATATTCATCTAATGTGATTTTACCATCACTACCTTTCACATAAATTCCAATCCAACCTTCCTCATCAACCGTGTGTATCAGATACTTATTTGTGACGTTCACGCCATCTAAATAAATTTTAAAGTAATCTGATTTGCAAACCATTGGATGAAAGCCTTCGTCATCAGGGTTTGTGCTAATTCTCATCGCTACTCCATATAGGCTTTAATAATTTGTTTGCAGATTCCAGAACGAACAACATCGTTGAAATCAAACTGTACTATACCGACAGATGGAATGTTATTCAAGCGTTTTATTCCATCAACTAAACCACTGCGCTCATGAATATCTTTCTGTTCAACATCACCATCAATAATCACTTTACAGTTCTCACCTATACGGGTCAAAAACAGCTTCATTTGGCTCTCAGTGGTGTTCTGAGCTTCATCAAGTATAACTACTGCATTCTCGAAACTCGTTCCCCTGAGGTACGCTAACGGCTTAAATTCAATATTACCTCGTTTAAGGTGATAATCCACAGTAGATTTACCTAATCGTTTGTTCAAAATATCTAACATGGGTGACATATAAGGCAATGTCTTTTCACCAATTTCACCTGGTAAGAATCCTAACTTTTCACCTGCTTCAACAATCGGTCTAGTCACAATAATCTTGTGAATGTTTTTAGATTCTAATTCTCTAGCAGCATAAGCTAATGCGATATGGGATTTTCCACTACCAGCTACACCAATACCA